TCCGTGTGCCTTGCTCTTTCAATGGCTCCAGTAATCGTAACAGCGCCACTTCTAATTCTGATTCAGAATCTGTAGGGCGGAATGTGTTTGTTTTGCCGTAGATGATTTCTATGGTAGGAATAGCATGTGATCGAACAATGCCTTGTACCACTTGGTTATCGAATTCGTTCAGTTCAAAACTCAAATGGATACAATTACTATTGGTCAGTTTGACAAAACGATCTAGATCTTGTTGCATGGCCAGGCTATGCTGATTGTATGTCCACGAACACAGGCTAGGATAGCCACCTGCCGCATGTACAGCCACAGCCAATTCTAGTGTACTGCCACGATTCATACAGGCTTCTAGAATAGGATATCTTGATTGGAAAACTTGTTGGTTCATTTGGAATTGAATTGTTGTTTTAAAAAGCTCCGGGAAATTTTGCCAGGATACACTGTGGGTATAGCATCAACCTGAGTCAATAATGTGGGTCTTAGATGCGGATCCAGTCCAAGTAAAAACTGTTGTATTTCTTTGGGTTCACATTCGCCTACATACAAACAGTTGAGTTCGTGGTCTCCAAATATGACGCACTCTTTAAGGGTGGTGACGTGTTTTAACAACTGTGATTCTAAACTGATAGGATTGAATTTTTTTCCTTTGATATTCAATTGATCAACACTACGGCCCAAGATGCGATAATAACCATGGTCGTCTTGTTCAGCCAAATCGCCAGTGTCGATCCAGTCATTGGTCCATACTCCGGGACCGCGTATCATTAGATGTCGATCATTGATACCGGCTTCAATTCCTGAGGGTAGTCCCACTGTGCCCATGCGTTGCTCGCCATGTAAGGGATTGGTAAAACAATGGCTGTATGCTTCGGTCATTCCAAATGCTTCAATTATGGGAATCTGGAATCGAGCTTGAAGATCCTGAAACAACCAATCAGGCATGGCCGAACTGGCGCTCCGTACAAACCGAAGGCTATCAAATGCCAATTGTCCAACCGTCTTTAACACATCAGGAATAGCAGTGATAAAAGTAGGACTGTAACTGGGCATGTTTCTAAGATTGGTCACAGATAAAAAATGTGTTTCGCAACCAATCTGTTGGGTAGCCCAATAAAATGCCTGTCCATGAGCATGCCATAATGGCATTATGCTTACATATCGATCATTGGCTGTAAGGTCATACGATTGAACGATTGTGTTCACACAGTGGTCAACTTGTGCCTGAGAGAATGAATAAAATTTACTGTCTCCAGTAGTACCAGAAGTATAAGCAAGAATCCGTTCTTCAGGATAATCTTGCCCATCGCGTTCAACGGTGTTCTGGTCAGTGATTAATAAACTGTAGTCTGACTTGGCCAATAAATAATTCAGTCGCGCCGACGTACTGTCGGGGTTGACAATCATAATGCTGTAATCATTCAAATCATTGATATAATTTTGAGGGTTTTTTACACAAAGAACTGCTCTTTTCATGTCAATACTTAGCATCAACTTTTTAAAGGAAATAAAATGTTTCAATCTAAATGGTTAGAAAAAGCTGTGCGTAGCCTGGGCAAGGTAGTGACCTGGCGTATTTTGGTTACCATTACTAACTTTGTTGGCGGTTGGTTGGCCAGTGGAAGTTGGATGGTTGGACTAGGAGTCGTCAGTTTTGCCTTGGTAGTCAATAGCATTTTGTATTATTTCCACGAACGTGCTTGGAATCGTATCGAATGGGGTAAGCAGTCATCTGATTCTGAAACAGTTTAGGCAAACTGTCTTACAGGAATAGTTGATTATTGTCGATTATTCCTGTATAATAAAGTTTATTCACTAGGAGAACTTTATGTCAAACCGTGTCTTTACCGCAGAACAAACAACCAAACTAACACAAATCATCAACGAAGGTATGCAGGTCACTCATGAGCTTGAAACACTCACCGAAGGCCTGAACGATACTGTCAAGGCCATTGCCGAAGAACTGGAAATCAAACCAGCCATCCTTAAACGAGCTATCAAACTAGCACACAAGGCTGAATTTGGTCGTGCCCAACAGGATCATGAAGTGCTTGAACAAATCTTGACCACAGTTGGCAAAACATTATAAGTACAAGTATGAGTCGCTCACACACGAGCATGAATCATGGTCAACCGGCCATAAACGGAGAAATATTTGAGTTACATTGACGCATTGTTTGATCGCGAACACGATCGCATACACATAGTTGAACGCCGGGATGGCCAAAGGCAGTATCGTGAATTTCCAGCCAACTATATCTTTTACTATGATGATCCTAGAGGTAAGTTCCAAAGTATTTTTGGTACCCCTGTGGCCAGATTCAGCACACGCAACAACAAAGAGTTCCGCAAGGAAATGCGTATACAAAGTGGAAAACGCCTGTTTGAAAGTGATATCAATCCAATCTTTAGATGCTTGGAAGAAAACTACAAAGGCCAAGACGCACCTAAACTGAATGTGGCATTCTTCGACATTGAAGTGGACTTTGATCCTGAACGTGGATTCAGTCCGCCCGCGGATCCATTCAATGCCATTACAGCCATAAGTGTATATCTAGGTTGGTTGGAACAGATGGTCACGCTAGTGATTCCGCCCAAGCACATGAGCCCTGAGACTGCCGAAGAGATTGCCGGTGAGTTTGAAAACACCATGATTTTTGAACGTGAAGAAGATCTGTTAAAGACTTTCTTGGACTTGATTGAGGATGCTGATGCACTTAGTGGCTGGAACAGTGAAGGATTCGATATTCCGTATACCGTGAATCGTGTGACTCGTGTACTAAGCAAAGATGACACACGCAGATTTTGTTTATGGGACCAGTTTCCTAAACAGCGTATGTTCGAACGCTTTGGTGCAGAAAATCAAACCTATGACCTAATCGGTCGTGTGCATATGGACTATATGCAACTGTATCGAAAATATACCTATGAAGAACGCCACAGTTATAGCCTGGACGCTATCGCTGACTACGAACTGGGTGAAACCAAAACTGTGTTTGAAGGCACACTAGATCAACTTTACAATCAAAACTTCAAGCGATTCATCGAGTACAACAGACAGGACACCATGATCCTGGCCAAGCTGGATAACAAATTGAAGTTTTTGGACTTGGCCAATATCCTAGCACATGAAAATACAGTATTGCTACAGACCACTATGGGTGCTGTGGCCTTGACTGAACAAGCAATCATCAATGAAGCACATGAACGTGGTATGGTAGTCCCTAACCGTAAAGAAAGGCTTTCAGATGAAGATACACAAGCCGCAGGTGCCTATGTTGCTTACCCTAAAAAAGGTATCCACGAATATATCGGGTCAATCGATATCAACAGTCTGTATCCGTCAGCGATCCGTGCTCTTAACATGGGACCAGAAACAATCATTGGACAACTACGTCAAACAATGACCGATCGGTATATCTCAGACAAGATGCAGGGTGGAGCCAGCTTTGCCGCTGCGTGGGAAGGCCTGTTTGGAAGTCTGGAATATACCGCAGTAATAGAACAACAACGTGGCACTGAAATCACCATAGACTGGTCGGATGGAGCAGAAACTGTGCATAGTGCCGCTGAAGTATGGAAGATGATATTTGATAGCAATCAACCTTGGATGATCACTGCCAACGGCACCATATTCACCTACGAACGTGAAGCCGTGATCCCTGGCTTACTCAAACGCTGGTATGCTGAACGTAAAGACATGCAGGCCCGACTCAAAGAATGCACCAACAAAGATGATGAAGAATACTGGGACAAACGACAGCTGGTCAAGAAGATTAACTTGAACAGTTTGTATGGTGCTATTCTTAATCCTGGTTGCCGTTTCTTTGACAAGCGTATTGGACAAAGCACAACTCTTACAGGACGGGCCATTGCCCGGCACATGGATGCTTATGTAAATGAATGTATCACTGGCAAGTATGATCATGTGGGTGACGCAATCATTTATGGTGACACTGACTCCTGTTACTTTACAGCCTATCCTGTTCTTAAATCCGAGATAGATGCAGGAACCATGTCTTGGTCAAAAGAAATTGCCATACAGTTATATGATAGCATTGCCGATCAAGTCAACGACAGCTTTCCAGGCTTTATGGAACAGGCGTTCCATGTACCAAGAGAAATAGGTTCTGTAATCCGCGGTGGTAGAGAAGTAGTGGCCAGCAAAGGCCTGTTCATTACCAAGAAACGCTATGCTGTCATGATCATTGACAAGGAAGGCAAGCGCATAGATGTCAACGGCAAGCCCGGAAAGGTCAAGGCCATGGGCCTGGATCTCAAGCGATCAGACACACCCAAGGTCATACAAGAATTCCTAAGCCAAATACTCGATGATGTGTTGACAGGCTCTACTCGTGAAGACATCATAGAAAAGATCCGTGAGTTCAAGTACTTGTTCAAGGACAGGCCTGGATGGGAAAAAGGCAGTCCCAAGCGTGTGAACAACTTGACCAAGTATGGCAAAGAAGAAGAACGTCAGGGTCGAGCCAACATGCCAGGACACGTGCGAGCAGCTTTGAACTGGAACAATCTACGAGCCATGAACAGTGACAAGTATAGCCTACAGATCGTGGATGGTATGAAGACTATTGTGTGTAAACTCAAAAACAATCCACTAGGTTGGACTTCAATTGGCTATCCCACAGATGAAATACATTTACCACAATGGTTCAAGGACTTGCCGTTTGATGATAGTGAAATGGAAGCCACTGTGGTAGATCAAAAGATTGATAACTTATTGAATGTGTTGGATTGGGATCTTGCTTCGGCTACCAATACTGAAAACACATTCCAAACTTTTTTTGAGTGGTCATGAAACTGAGTGAATTGGTGTATTACTATAATCAGCTGGAAGTGCTGTCTTCGGTTCCATTGCAGATTGAAGCTGGACAGTCACTGGATGAAATAACCCAGCGCATACAGGAACAGCCTTTGCCTGTACTGGAACCGTTTAAATTGCAGTTTCAACAACAACAAGATGTAATTATCCAACAGTTTGATCAGTACTCTGACTTGCTGGATCAGGTAAAAAAACAAGTCAAAGATCAGGTATCTCAAATGGAAACAGCCATGTTCCAACAAAGCTATCAGATCTACGAGCAAGAAAAAAAGCAATTTGCTCAAGCTACAGAAACACGACAAGAACATTATCAACAGATACTTGATCGACTTCCAGAGATCAATGAACAGACTAAACAGATCTATCTGTCTAGGATTTTACGTTATTCAGATTGGCATCATGCAGCCATAATACTGCATCCAGGTCGAGCTGATTTTATACAGCACATGGTTGATCATGATCCGTTGTACATTATCGATGAGGCCCACGAATTGCTTCAACCTGCCATGGATCAATTTAATCTAACGTATCAACAAAGACTACGGCCATACATGATTGACGAGCAAGAAGACACTGCTATACTTGCAAAAGTACCTGACAACCAATTTGGCCTATGTCTTGCGTATAACTTTTTTAATTTCAAACCATTTGAAGTGGTCAAGCAATATCTTGTAGAAATTTACTCAAAGCTGGCACCAGGTGGAGTGCTAATGATGACCATCAACGATTGCGATAATTACAAGGCTGTTATCTTGGTCGAACGATTCTTTGGGTGCTACACTCCTGGAAATCTCATATGCGGCATTGCAACCAGTATTGGATTTGAAAAAGTATTTTCCTGGAATGATGGAGGCCCAAGCACTTGGTTGGAATTTAAAAAACCTGGTCACTTAAACTCAATCAAAGGCGGACAAACCTTGGCAAAAATAATGCCTAAACCTGTTGCAAATTCTAAATAACTGTTGTACAATAACTTATCAAGGAGAATTACAATGAGAGATCACTTACTAGACTTAGTAGAACACACGCTGGACCTAGGTTGCATTGACCTAGTTAGAATCATCGGAACCGATACGGAAACTGCAATCGACGCTGTTGCTGAAGATCGTAGTGTAGTAGTAAAGGCAGAATTTGCCGCGCCGGTAGCAGACTTTATAGGCACGTTTGGTATGCCTAACTTGAGCAAACTCAAGATCATGCTGAACCTGCAAGAGTACAAAGAAAATGCAGTATTGCGATTGACCAAAAACGCCACAGGAGAACCCGACGGTGTTGAATTCCAGAATGCCACAGGAGACTTCAAAAACAGTTATAGATTCATGTCAGGCGCTTTGGTAAATGGCAAACTCAAGACTGTGACATTCAAAGGAGTTCCATGGGCAGTTGAATTTACTCCAACTGTGTCTGCGATACAACGATTAAAGATGCAGGCACAGGCCATGGCAGAAGAAGTCAACTTCCAGACCAAGACTGAAAATGGCGACCTAAAGTTTTACTTTGGTGATCATAGCACACACGCTGGTAATTTTGTGTTTGAACCCGGTGTCAGCGGTGCACTCAAACGCACATGGTCATGGCCAATCAAGACTGTGATCAGTAT